GATCCCGCCACGCAAACCTGCGAGTGGATCGACGGCGCGTGGGTCGTGGCTCCTATCGTTGTGCCGGTGCCGACGCAGGTATCGATGTGGGCCTTGCGTGAGGCGGTGATGCAGGCCGGTGAGATGACCGCCATAGCAGCCGCACTGAATGGGCTTCCAGAGCCTCAGAGGTCCATTGGTTGGAACCGTTGGGAGTACAAGGAGAATATCGTCCGGAACAGTCCGATCATCGTGATGCTGCAGAACGAGCTTGGATGGACCAACACATTCGTGGACGACTTGTACAAGCGGGCTCAGGCGATCACGCAGGAGCCAAGCTAGGCGACTCCGCCTTGCTGTTGAAGGCGCGAGCCCGTAGGACGGTGAAATGAGTTCGCCGGTAACAGGCTCCGACTTCGCCATAGCCTCACAAAGTCAGTCCCTTTGCGAGAGGCTCACCAACCTTCTAGGCCTCAGCAGCAAGATGAAGCTGTGGTTCGACTGGGCGTTCGACTCGTCCGGAGATTCGACCACAAGCTTCAAGGCTATGTTCCTTCCGCCACCTGGGACTATTCTGGCTTACTATCTCAAAGCTCCAGAGGCTACCGTAAAAGCTGCCATCGAGAATCTTGGGCGAGACTCAACGGACATCGCTGACAGCAACAAGACCCCATTCTGGGTTCTCTGCGACGGCTCAAATGACACCCCTGATCTTCGCGGGAGATTGATCATTGGCGGTGGCGCTGGAACTGGTCTGACGAATCGATCTGTTGATGGGTCTTACTACGGATCGGAGACTGTTACGCTTGGCCAGAGCAACGTTCCAACCAAGGATCACTATCACGGCGTTGGTGACACATGGACTCCAAACTACGACGGCGATGATGACCTGACGTTCATCCAAAGGCGGTGGACAGATCCAAATGGAAGCTCATGGGGGCAGTCGGTTTTAAGGTCAGTAGAGGCGGGTAGCAGTGGGGCTAGAAACACCGGATTTATCGGAACAACGAATGCCATCGATGTAGATAGCACCAACTCTGGAACGGTGACTCCGATCAGCATTGTTCCTCCTGCCGTATCCGTCTGGTACATGATGAGAACACTTCGTGTCGAATGAAGCGGCTTCCGCCATCAAAAGAGGTTCCTGTACCGCTAAATGCTGGTCAGCTGGATCTTCGATCCCCTTCTGGTCGTACCGCTGAGGGGGCATTCCGGCTGATCGTCAACGCGATCGGAGACTCTCGCGGCCAGCTGCGTCGTCTGGGAGGATGGCGTCGTCTTGCGTTGAGCGATCCGATGGACGAGATGACGTTCGCGGTCATCTCAGACTACGGAGTCGACACCACCAACGAGCTGAACGTCGCCAATCTGGTCAAAAGCTGGAGCCCGTCATTCATCGTCACGGGTGGCGACAATGTCTACGGAACCTCAGCGTCCCTTACGGTTGATGCAACGTTTATCACCGTCGATTCTGCGGCGTTCACTGCGGATCAAACCCAGTCTCCGGCATTCTCGAACTACAGATTCAACCTCGCGGTCACCAAGTATTACGGCGACTACGTGACGGCCAGCTCGTTCTACCCAGCGATTGGAAATCACGATGTCGACTACGATGGAACTGGAGCTTGGTTTCGCAGCAAGTTCCCTGGCCTGTTCCAGAACAACAAGAACTACTACGCGTTCCAGAAGGGCGAGATTGGGTTCTTCATCCTGAGCTCTGGATACAAGACAGACGGGACGGTCTTCGAGCCAGATGGAAACACGAGCGCAAGCGCCCAGAAGACATGGCTTCAGAACCAGCTGGCGGCGAGCACGGCCAGAATCAAGGCGGTTGTCTTCCACCACCCTCCATTCTCCAGCACCTCTGGATATTCGTTTCCAGCACTGGACTGGGACTTCGCTGGTATGGGTGCCGACGTGGTCATCAATGGCCACGCGCACAACTACCAGCGGTGGACTGACAAGGCGATACCGTACATCGTCGCTGGAATTGGAGGAGCGTCGCTCTACAACTTCAATCAGAGCACCACTGGATCCATCGTTGATAACCCTCCACGCTTCGGAGCTCTGAAATGCACTGTTCGAGGACATGAGCTTCTGATTCAAGCGATCGCCGTGGGCGGCACCGTAATTGACTCGCTGGTCCTGTGCGCCTCGATGAACGAGGATCTGCACGATCAGCTGCCCAGCTTCACGGACCCATCCTCCTCGGATGTGACCATGCCGAGTCTCAGGGTCGTTGCTCCTTTCGTCTATGCGACGGCAACTGCGTCTGTGCCAGTCACAATGCCAACTCTTCCAGCAGTGCTTCCGACCGTGGTTGCGGACAACTCGGTTGGAATCTCGCTGACAATGCCTTCGATAGATGTTGTTCCATTCAGGGCATCCATCACACCAATAGACGCGTCATAGCCGATGAGCGAGTACATCACATTCTTGGCGAACATGCGCGGCGAAGGCGGGGATACACGCCTTTTGGCTGGTACTCGTTCTCGGCTGTTCTCAAACACTGGCCTCGATGGGAACTGGCGCGTCCTCTACGACAAGGGTGGCGGTGTGAAGCCGGAGCCAGGAGTTCCTGAGACACGCTGGAAATTCGCTCAGGTGGGAGGCATCGCACTCTTTACCAACGGAACCGACTTCCCAGTGTGGTGGAGCCATGAGGGCTCTGCGGATTCCGCCTATGGAAACGCGGCCCAATTTGTAGACGACCTTGTTGCACTGGACATCACCGTGGTTCGCGTCGTGGGCGCTTGGCGCGGTTTTATGTTCCTTGGCAACACGGTGACCGAGGGCAGCGTGAACGTGAATCGGATCTACTGGTCCGACTTCAATGATCCGCTGAGCTTCACTCCTCTTCCGGATTCGCTGGCTGGCTACATCGACTTGGGCGCGGACGAGCGTGTGCTGGCCATGGAGCCCATTGGAGGCCAGTTCAGGGTCTACACAGACAAGGCGATCTACGATGTGAACCTCGTCGGAGGCGATGAAGTGTTCAACTTCAGGGAAATCTATCGTGGCCCATCCGCTCTGAGGTTCCAGAACTCGTTGGTCAACCTTGGGTCAATCCACATCTACGCCGGAGAGGACACCATCTACGCTCTCGGCGAGCTGGATCGCAGTCCCCAGCGCATAGACTGGCTTTTCAAGGCCTCCGGAGCCATCTACGACGGAGTTCAACCAGAATACCTTGGCGGAGTACCCACCAATACCTTCAGCGCCTATGGCAAGGTCAACAGAAAGGCCTGCCACGCGGTTGTGGGAGGCTACAACGAAGAGGATCGGCAGGTCTGGATGTCTTGGTGCGCCGACAACGAGATCGTTCCGCAGCGAACCCTCATTCTTCAGCTCGACACGCAGAAGGCTTGCATCGTTGATGCCGGATTCACCGCTTACTGTGCTCACCTTCCAGCCTATCAGGTCAGTGTGAGGCGGTGGCTTGGAGATCTTGGCATTTGCGACCCAAAAAGCGCTTCCCAGCTGGACGCCAAGGAGGGAAATCCGTTCCCAACGATCTACACCGAGGACCAAAGCCTAGACTACATCCGCAACAGCACCGAAAACTACCAGCTTCCATCGTCATCTGGCTCTCTTTGCCAACTCACAGATGCGAATCCAGATCTGGAGCCTGACTGCACGCCATGCGCTAACGGCTACAAGTTCATCATGGCTTCAGCTCAGGACAAGTGCCTCAAAGAGTACGATCCAGACTACTACGCTCGCGAAATCTGCATCAGCCAAGAGGCCAATAGGACGTTTCCAACCGCAAGCTGGACATCTACGGACCATCCAACCACGTCCACCTGCCGCACCGGAGCGAACAACTACTACATCGAGTACGAGGATCGTGGCTACGTAACCATTCTCCAGACCGATGCTCAGGACATGGGTGGCCCTACCAACAAAACGATCAACCGGATCGCGGTTGAGTACGATGCGCCTGACGTTCCTGACGCAAAGGCGGCCAAGCTGCACGCGGATGTTGGCTACGGAGCCCAGCCGAGGCAGCTCATCTGGCAGGACAGTACGCCTCGCCCTATCGATCGCCTATCGACCGAAGCTGAGGCTGCGTTGATAGCTGCCAATAAGCGGCCCAATCGGATGGCCACGTTCCCATTCTTCCGGACAGGCTCTCAGATCGGGTTCCGCATTATGGTCGCAGACGAAAACAAAGGTCCTGTTGTTGGTGGCGCTGTCTCATTGAACGAAATGAGCGTCGGAATGCGGGTGTCACATGGCGACTATTACTAGCACTTGGTATAGAAGAACAATCAACTCTACGTAAAACATCAATCTTATGGCAGGAGTCTTCAATCTTGGGGGTGTGCTCGACGCGTTCAGTCCACCAAAAATGGAGCGG